GAACTGCTATGACCTGACGCGGCGCTACCTGAAATTTCGCGACAGGCCGGTGCGCAAACTAATTGTCGAAAGTGCACAAATTAATTGGCGCACTACAACACTATGTCTGTCATGCACCAGTTAGTTTGAGCACCGGGAAAGATCCGGGATATCACGGGATCAAGTGGGATACTGCGGGATAAGGTACTGACCTGAAAGGACTTCCGGTCAAAAACGGCGCGCGTTGCGGAGATTGTGTGCTTTGCGCACCGCGCGATGAAAATGAGGCCGTGCGACACTAGGTTTGCGCACCTGCCGCTACCGAGAGAACTACCGTGAACTGGCGCGGCGCGCTGCGATACCGCATCGCTGGTCACCCTTGTGCCGGAATAAGTAGTCGAAAGAGCGCGAGGGATTTCACGAGGAAAAACGGGCGAAGACATAGTCAACACTATAATAGTCGCGATGGCTGTTGCAGTTAGCGCGTTAATAATAGTCGTTCTTTTTCTCTTTCTTGATCGACCAATATCAACATTTCTCTGGAAACTTCTTAACTGACCTTGATGCATTGTCCACCCTAAAGCATACTCCGCCCCCACCGCGCGCGCGTGGGCGGGTGTGGCAGATCTTCTGGTTTTTTGGTGGTAACAACACCGAGATTCGCGCCCCTTCCCCAAGGGGTGCCCCACCCGTCATTCACAAGCGAGACTGAAAGGTAATCACAATCTCGAGATGCAAGTCAATCGGCAATTCCTGAGTCACTTTACCCGGCGCAGAAACGACTGAACAATCTCGGCATATCTTTCAAAACCAAGGTCTTCGTGCTCATTCCTGGCCTCGCTACTCACGACGTCACACAGAATCATGGCCATGTTTCCGATCTCAACGGGCTTCAAATCGTGCCAAAGTTTCTCGCGCTGTAGGTATGCTGCCAGTTGAGTAAACACGGACCTGACGAGTTCGGGATCAAGAAAATCCTCTGAAGCTGGCTCAACGGCTTTTGCATCCGGAATATCGTCCATTCCGAGCAACCAGTCAGCAGATACTCCCGCCACCTTTGCAATACGCACTATTGCTGAGGACTTAGGATCATTCCTGCCTGAGAGGTAATTCGCCAGAGTGCGTCGGGTAATACCCGTCCGTCGGGATAGCTCGTCGGCTGTTCCAACCTTCTTTGCACAATGCTTGAGCCGTTCGCGTAGTGCTTCGCGGTCTGCCTCTGATTCTTCGAGGTTCGCGTCAGATCCCATGTCGGAGTTCATTGGGCTAACTCCGACACGCGGTGTCGATGTTCGCATCGACTAGCCTCAGCCGTTTTTGCAAGGCATATCAATGTATTATCCCCTTTTTGCTAAAATAAGCCGCATTAATAACTCAGACATGCAAAAATGGCGTTGCAATACATACCCGTTTTTGCAATATTCATTTGGCAACACAAATTGAACAGCCCATTAAAACCCGGTTTAAAACCGGGGGAGAAACGTGGCGAGCATGCACCCTGAACTGATCAAAGGCCTTATCCGACAGCGCGGGATTTCTCTCAAGAAACTCTCGTCGCAGCTCGGCTACAACGGCGCGTCCGTTGGTATCGCCCTGCGTCATCCGCAGTGGAAGGAGCTGAAACTCAAAATCGCAGAGTTTCTCAGCGAGCCACCAGAACGGCTTTGGCCTGACCTTTTCGTTGGCACAAACAAGCTAACTGGCCGGAAGACTATTGCAAAAAAGGGCTACGGAAAAGTTCGAAAGATTCATTCATGAGGACAGAAGTGGCCAAGCGGTGTTCACAGAAGTGGCTCCTCGCGAATAGCGACTACTTATCAGTCCTTCCGATTCCACCATTAATGCAGGAGGCAGACATGGCAACACGGACAAGGAAAAGCCCAGACAATCAGCTTGATTTTCATCTGATACTTGGCGGTCAAGATAACTCCACGCCCAAAGAGAAAGTAAACGCAGTCGAAGATGGTTCGCTGGACTTTGACCAGCGGCTCAAGAGAGCGCTGAACATCATCGTCAAGAAGTCGGCCTACAGCCGTGAGCAGATCGCCGAGATGATGACCGCCGTCACCGGCCGACCGGTCACCAAGACGACGATCGACAGCTGGACCGGCGCCGCACGGCCGAACCAGTTTCCCGCGCATCTGATACCGGCCTTCTGCGTCGTCACCGGCAGCACCGAGCTGCTGGAGCTTCTGGCCGAGCCCTGCGGTGTCCGCACTATGCAGACCCGCGAAGCCCAGCTCGCGAAGCTGGGGCGGATGTGGCTGGTCATCCATCATGCGCGCCAGGAGCAGGAAAAGCTGATTTCGGAAATGCCGATCTTCTCAGGGCGCGTGAGTTAACAGCCGTGTATTTTAGCGCTCGAGAGATTGCCAATTTTGGTTGCCCTGGTTTACCGGGGACAGAGCGATCCGTTCAACGGCGAGCCGAAAGAGAAATGTGGGTTCGACGCGAACGAGTAGGTCGTGGCGGCGGGTGGGAATACCATGTCTCGTCGCTACCGCGCGAGGCGCAGGATGTGCTGGTCACAAAGCAGATCAAGTCTCGGTCGGCAGTCGCAGAAGCTACCGAGGCCGCCAATCTCCCCGCCCCGATCGCGACAGGCCTGAAGGACTGGCAGCGCAAGGTTCTGGATGCCCGGCTTGCGATCCTGGCGGAGGTGCGCCGCTCGGCCGAACTGGTCGGGACCAAGCGGGCCGAGGCGGCCTTCGCGAAGATGGCTGCAGACGGCGATCTGCCCGAACGCCTGCAGCAGCTGGTGATCGCGGCCAATGCGCGCTCTGGCAAGGTCGGCAAGCGAAGCGTCTCCGCCGGCTCTCTGCGGCGCTGGCGCAGTCAGCAGGAGACCGGCGGCGAGCAGTCCCTGGTACCAGAGGAAAGCCGCAAGGCTCGGCGGACGCCGCCGGACTGGATGGCCCGATTCTTGGTACTCTATCGCATACCGTCGAAGCCTTCGATTTCGGCCTGTTACGAGCATTTTCGCGCGACCCTGCCGGTTGGCATGCAGCTGCCATCGCTGCGCCAGGTGCAGCGCGGGCTCAAGACGATCAGCGAGGTCGAAGTAAACCGTGGCCGCATGGGGCCGCGCGAACTCAAGGCGCTCAAAACCTATGTCGCCCGCGACGTCGCTGACCTCTGGCCCGGCGCTGTCTATGTTTCCGACGGCCATTGTTTTGATGCCGAGATTGCGCATCCCGCGCACGGCCGGCCGTTCCGTCCGGAGATCACCGCCATCATCGACGTCTACACCCGCCGGGTGACCGGCTGGTCGGCAGCGTTGTCGGAAAACACTTTAGGCGTCATGGATGCCGCCCGGCACGCCTTCGAGAGCAGTGGCCTCTGCGACATCTGGTATGTCGACAACGGCAGCGGCTTCAACAACGACATGATGGATGCCGAGATGACGGGCTTTCTGGCCCGCATGACCGTCACCAAGCATAACAGCCTGCCCTACAATTCGCAGGCACGCGGCGTCATCGAGCGCGCGCATCAATCGCTTTGGGTACGCGCAGCCAAGACCCTGCCGACCTACATCGGCGCCGACATGGACCGCGAGGCCAGACAGCGCGCCTTCAAAGCCACGCGCCAGGACATCAAGCATGTCGGTGCATCGCCGCTCCTGATGGCCTGGCCCGACTTCCTGGAGTTCTGTAGCGCGGTTGTCGACGGATATAACAACCGGCCGCACACCACGCTGCGGAAGGTCCGCGATCCGGAGACCGGCAAGCTGCGGCACATGAGCCCGATTGAAGCCTGGGCGGAAGGCTGCGCGCAGCACGGCGAACCCGATCTTCTGACCGAAGCTGAATCGCTGGACCTCTCGCGGCCGCAGGAGCGCCGCAAGACGACGCGCGGCCTCGTCAAGCTTTTCGGGAACGAGTATTTCAGCCGGGAACTGGAGGACTGGTACGGCGAGGAAGTCCTGGTTGGTTACGACATTCACGACGCCAGCAAGGTGTGGGTGCGCAACCTGGAACAACAGCTGATCTGCGTCGCCGAGTTCGAGGGCAACAAGGCGAGCTTCTTCCCGGTTTCGGCCGTCGAAGCGGCCAAGACCCGCCGCCTGCAGGGCCGTCTGAAGCGGCTCGAAGCGCACCGCGAGGAAATCGAGGCCGAGGCCAGCCCAGGCATACTGCTTGAGCACAGCAACGAGCAGCCGCTCGATCCGATCGAGATCGCGGAAGCGGCCGAGACCGTCGTGCAGCTGATGACCGCACAAGAAACACCACAAGCCGAGGCCCGGACCATGAACGGCCGGCCGATTTTCGACGACGAACTGGACCTGACCACCTGGCTTTTGTCGAACCCGGACCGGGTCACCGAAAGCGATAAGAGGCTGCTGCGGACCCTACTCCGCAACAGCCTCTTTCGTATGCAGCTTGACAGCGCAGGGCTCGATGCAACGGCCCTGGAACAACTCACACTGAAGGAGACAGCATAGCATGAAGCGGCAGTTTGTGAACACCTCCAACACGGGCCGGTTTCTGACAGGCCTCAAGGCGGTCCAGAACCGTGGCGCCGAGGAGGCCTGCCTGATGGTGGTAGATGGCCAGCCGGGCCTCGGCAAGACCACCAATATCCAGTGGTGGGCGACCCAGACCAACTCGGTGTTTCTGCGCGCCAAGAAGCAATGGACCGCCGCGTGGTTCCTTCATGAGCTGATTGAGACCCTGGGTGACAAGCCGCCCTTCAAATTCCAGGACAAGTTCAAGCTGGCCCTGGATCTCCTGGTTCGCCGCAACATGGAAGCCGAGGACGCCGGCGGCGTCTTCGGTGTGGTCATCGACGAGGTCGATCACATCTCGCGCCGGGCGGATCTTCTGGAGACCATGCGCGATCTCAGCGACTACGTCGAGGCGCCCTTCATTCTTGTCGGCATGGGCAACGTGCGGCGGAACCTGACCCGGTTCCCGCAGATGTCGAGCCGCGTGGCGCGCTACGTCGAGTTCCAGCCGGCGACCCTCGAAGACGTTCAAACGATGGTTAAAACCCTTTGTGAAGTTGCGGTTAAACCCGATCTGATCGAGGTTCTGCACAAGCTTTCCGGCGGCAAGTTCCGGGAGATCAAGGAAGGCATCAAGGCGATCGAGACCTTCGGCAAGGTGAACACCGGCCGGGAGATCGGCGTCGCCGAAATGGCCGGCAAGATTTTGCTCAACGACCGCAAGAGCGGCAAACCGCTGACCGTGAGGGCAGCCTGATGGCCGGCCACGCACACCTGCAACAACAGGTACTGGCTGAGCTGCCGGCCGGCGCCTGCCTGACCGTCGACCAGCTGGTCGAAGTCAGCGGCATGAGTCGCAGGGATATTTCCACGGCCGCCTGCGGCCTGATCCGCCGTGGCTATCTGGAGCGTGTCGAGCGCGGCTGCTACCAGCTGACCCAGGAAGGCCTGCGCGCGAAGGAGTCCGGCGACCGCCTGACCTGTGGGCCGGCCGCGCCGCTGACCCAGGTCTGTCGCCGGCCTCGCAGACGCACGCATCGGGATTTACTCTGGTTTGCACTGCGTATTCTGGGGACCAGCGGCAAGCCGACCATCGCCGATCTGCTGGAAGTGGCTGGACTCGACCAAGCGGCCAACTACAGCAATGCGCTGCGCTTCCTGCAGGCACTCCGCAAGGCCGGCATCGTGCGCCGGATGCCACGCCGCGAGCAGGCTCTGTCGCTAACCTCGAACGGCTGCCACCGCTACCTTTTGCGCAAAGATCTTGGCCCGCAGACGCCGGTCGAACGGCGAGAAGGTCTCTTCGATCCCAATTCGAAAACCTTCGTCAAGCCGGAGGCCTCGGCATGACCCGCGGTCCCTCGGTCGGCGCCAATCGGCGCGTCTCGTCAGTCGCCAAAGTACGCAAGTCCTGGGGCGAGAGCGCACCGGACTGGATGCTGCAGCTCGCCGAGAGCTGCGATGAAACCAGTCAGCGCCACGTCGCCGGCCAGCTCGGTGTCTCGGCCGCGTTGATCAGCAACGCGCTGGCCAACAAGTACGGCGCCGATCTCCGCAGCTTTGAAACCAAAGTCCGGGCAATCCTGATCGACAGCGAGACACGTGATTGCCCGGTGCTGCACGAGATCTCGGCGGCCGAGTGCTTCAGGCACCAACGCGCCCGATTCAGCACCGCGAGCCCGCAGGCGGTTCGCCTTTTCACAGCCTGTAAATCCTGCCCCTACGCGAGGAAAAAAAATGATCAGTGAAAACCAGCGGGCCGTAATCCATGGCCTCAAGATCCAGCGCCACGCGCTGGTCGAGCAGATCCAGTATCTCGACCTGCTCATCCTCAACGCCACAAGCGTGCTGGCCGATATCAGCGCGCTCGAGCACAGCACCACAGAGCAGACGCACCGCGAGTTGTCGGCGGCCGAGCTGGCGGCACGCGGCGTCCCGGTTCTCGGCACGCAACCAGCGAGGCGTCGAGGATGACCGCCGCCCGGCGCTACAAGATCGGCGATCAGGTCTCCTGGCTGCAGGGCCGCCGCGAGCTGATCGGCGAAGTGGTCTGCTACCGCGATGTCGGCAGTCACCAGGTCCTGACCGTCAAGGTCGAGGGCGAGGACATGCGCTCGCTCTTCGTGCGGCTGGAGACCGGTATCGAAGGCGTCTCCACCATCCAGTCACCACCGGCCACCATCGACGAAGCCTCGCGCCTGGCCGAGGCGCTGCTGAGCGGCGTCGAGCTGCGTATGCCGGTCGGCCAGCAGATCAATATCCTGGCGACCGGTGTGCTCTCGCTCGCCGAAGCCGCGCGCCTGCGGAGGTCGGTTTGATGATCCGGCAGATGTTCCGGCGCCTGCGCCACTTAACGCGTCAACAGTGGCGCTGGTTTCAAACCATAAACGAAAGAGGAGTCCGACATGTCTCTAACCGCCGATAATCCGCAGGGCTTTCTGCGCGACGCGCAAGGCCGGATGGTGCCGGAGTCGATGATCAAGCCGATCGACAGGACCCGCGACGATCTTGTGCGCGATCTGGTCCGCAAGGCCGAGGAACTCTCCACTCGCATCGCCGCGTTCAAGGCGGACGCTCTATCCGAGGTCCAAGCCTTCATCGAGCTGTCGGCCGGCGAGTACGGCGTTTCGGTCGGCGGCAAGAAAGGCAATGTGACGCTGACCAGCTTTGATGGCGACTACAAACTGCAGCGGGCGATCGCTGAGCATATCGCCTTCGACGAGCGGTTGCAGGTGGCAAAGGAACTCATTGATCAGTGCATCAACGAGTGGTCCGAAGGCAGCCGCGACGAGATCCGCGTGCTGATCAACGACGCCTTCCAGGTCGATCGCGAGGGCAAGGTCTCGACCTATCGCATCCTCAGCCTGCGGCGTCTCGACATCGATCATGACAAGTGGTCGCAGGCGATGACCGCGATCTCGGACTCGATCCGGACCACCGGCAGCAAGACCTATGTCCGCCTCTACAAACGCGAGGGCGCCGCCGGAGAGTACCGCCCGATCAAACTCGACGTCGCCGCTCTGTAGCGGCTCCCCAGGGAGAGCGCCATGTCGGACCGTGACCTGCTGATAGACCTCGCCATGAAGACCGCCAACCTCTTGCAGCACCCGATGCAACCGGCTGCCCGCGCGGCGGCGCGCAAGGCGCTCCTCCGGACCAAACAGACACTCGCCGCCGCGCGGTTGAATGCGGCACTTGATCATGCGGCGCCCGCCGCAACCAAGCCAGGATGGCTGCCCTACAAGGATGACTGATATGCAGACAGCCCGAAAGTACGAGGAGTTCGACCATCTGGACGGCGCCGAGCTGGAGAGCCTGGAGCAGCTGCCCGGCTACGATGCCTATTACGACGACGGACCGGGGCACGGGCTCATTCTGATCGTCGCTCTCCTGGCCGGCATGCTCGCCTTCAACGGCCTGCTCTGGGTGCTGCTATGAGCGCGGCCAAGGCCCAGACATCGCGCTCGGCGCGTAACGCCATGATCGCGAAGGTCAAGATTGGCCAGAAGCAACTCGGCTGGGATGAGGCGACCTATCGCGGCGTCCTGCAGGATCGCTACGGCCGGGATTCGGCCGCGAAGCTGCAGGAGCACGAGCTGATCGACCTGCTCCATCACATGAAAAGCCACGGCTTCAGGCCGGTGGCGAAGTCCAGGAAGAAGCCCGCGCGGCGCATGGCCGAAAGCGATCTGGCAAAGAAGATC